TCTGGTTCGATGCCGATGACATCGAGGTGTGAAAGAGGTTTGAGTAGATTCGAGTGTAGAAGAAGTTTCCGATGATATCATCAGCAGCGGATTGGATATAATTGAACGGCGTGTAGGTGCCGATCAGTGCCGCTCCGGTGCCATCGTTGAGTTGTTGGTTCTGAAGCCTCCCAAAGCCTTCATCTGCACGAAGCGTCAGGATGTGGTTAGTTGATATCCAAGTTTCTTCGATGTCCTCCTGACTTAATATGCCCGACCAATAACTGCCGAAGTCACCGAAGTCAAAGCGAACTGTGATGTCGGTGTCATTGTCTGTCAGGAAGTCCTCAAGCGATACCCCGCCGGCAGATGCCAGCACCTGAATGGTCGCTTGCTGCGGTCGGATTGGCTTGAACAAGTCGAAGTCTTGGTTGAACTCGCCAAGTATGAACGGCTGCGGCCCGCCGTACAAGCGGATGGGCGCATCATTGTAACCCTCGAAAATAAAGTTGACCGTGCAGAGATCACCCTGCACGTTCTCGAACTCAAGAAAGAACTTGACTGCTGCCATTATCCGACTCTGTTTATGCGTGCGTTCGATGAGTTGAGCACCCCGACAAGGTCAGTGCCGCGCTGCGTGAAGACTACCTGACCGGCAAGTTGCAGACCACCACCGAAGCCGCTCACTCCCCCGAAGGTTGGAGCAGCTGCGCCACCGATGCGCAGACCGCCGGCACCGCCTGCACCACCGAGTTGCAGTGCACCGCGGAAGGCAGTGCCGAAATTAATGGTGCCACCGGATGCCGCAGAGATGACCAGCGCAAAGGCAGCAGCCTTGACCGTTGCCTTGATTAGGTCGATGACAAGTTTCTTGAACGATTCGCCCAGTGACTTGATCACACTTTGCCCATTCTCAATGGCCGAGAATACGCCGTCAATGGCCGGCGATATGACGGAGCTAAATGCTGCGCCTGCTTGTAGTCCAGCATCACGCAGTCGGTTCACATTGTCAATGGCTGACTGTATGGCTTCTGGTGGAATTATGGTGAAGTTGCGACCGAGAGTACCTTGTGATGGTGCCAGTGCTTCTTCAAATGCGTCACGATACGCTGTGACTATACCAAGCCGCTCAAGTCTGCTTTTTGCTTCAGCCTGGTCGACATCAAATATTGATGTGAAGTCAAGCGTCTGCACCTGACCGGCTTCTGCGAGAATTTTGGCAAGTGACTTTTGCTTTTCTTCTGCTTTCTGTAAAGCAGCCGTCCGCTTATTTATTGCACTTGTATTCGTATTTGTGACCGTAGTGTTGTTCTGCGTGGCGGCATTTGCTGCATTGATTGGTGCCGTTATGGCATTGAACTGCCTTATGCTATCGCCGATGGCTGTGTTCAGTTCCCGTATCCTCGCACGCAGTTCAGTCACTACTCTTGCCTGATCAAGTTCTGCCTGCGTGGCAGCGATGATGTCACGAGTGTCAACGGTGGCCGCTGCACCCACAATTCTTTGAGGAGCGGCCTGAAGGGTTCTGCGTCTATCTTGCAGCTTCTTCAGGATGTTCTCCTGCTTATTGAGCTCGACATTTGCCGCCCCTATCTCGCTCTCAAATCCCTTAGTTATGGCTGACTGAATCGTGGCTTGAGTATAAGCATTGACCGCGGTGGTCAGCGTTCCAAGCTTTGCACTCTCCAGATCGAGATTGCCAAAATATGTCTTGTTGATTTTCGCCAATTCTTGCAGCGCATTGTTGCGTTGCAAATAGGTTGCAGTCGTATCATTGACAATGGCGGCCAATGCCTGCACCCTGCTGATCTCCCCTTGCGTACTGCCGGCGGCATTTGATTGAATGCTGACCGATGACTTGAGCTGTTCATTGTACTTGGCATAAGATTCAGCCGCTGACCTTATCTCCTTGTTCAGTGAATCTTGCTTGCCGAAAAGCGCATCAAGCGCACCGCCAAGGCTGCCATATTTCTGAATGGCCACCGTGATGGCAGAGCTGACAAGCGAAAAGCCAAGAAGCAGACCGGTAGGTCCAATAAGGCTTGTACCCAGTGCTTTTAATGCACCACCAACACCGCCGCTCTCTTTCCTTAAAGACTGAAATGACTGAAGAAGTGGCTCAATGTTGTTCTGAATGGCAATGAAGCCGAATGGTGCGTCAGAAGCGACCCGGCCAAGATTTGACAAAGCAAGCCCTGCTTTTGCAGAAGACGGCGCAATAAGACCAATCTTTTTCTCAAAGTCATCAATCTCCTTGCGAGCTTGCCGGAGTGCGGCAGACATATCCTTCGTGTCTGCTCCGATAATTATTTGTAATGCTTCATTAGCCACCTTGCTCGTCCTTTGCACGCAATTTACGAAACATCTCGGCGATGTCGGCCTCTGTCACCCCGGCATCCGCATCGCCCGGCAGTTTCCAGAGTGCTTCAGGGCTGTCAGGTACCTTCTTGGGATCGCCCCACATCTTTGCCATCATGAACATGACGAGACGCGTGTTGCGGTAGTCGTGGATGAGACGTTCTTGGTAGCCTTCTATAATCAGCGAGACTTCCTTGAAGGTCAGCGCATCGTAATCACTCCGACCGATCTCACCGGTGACGTGCGCTCTTAATTTGTCCCAGCCTTCCTGCGTGTCGAGGTCGAACTTTTTTTTTCTTCCTGCGATGCTGTGGTGGTAGGCTGAAGAAACTTGGAGTCGTAGAACGCCTGAAGGATGGGAGTGAACAGATCGGGAGTGCTTATATTTTCATCCACGAAGTCAACCACCTCTTCAAAGGTGAAGTCCGGGTCTTCCTTCTTGATGTAGCAATTATTGAAAAGACCCCAGTAGATAATGACGGGCACGGCGGCAAGGTCTATCGAGTTATCCCCGAAGACCTTGCCTAACTTTTGCATCTCCATGCCTATCTGCTGGACAGCCAGCATGCCGAACTTCAATCCTCGTGTACGGCCAAGGATGTCGGCTTGAATGTAACCGTTCATATTTGTGTGTGTAGTGTGAAGACTTACGGAGTGATGTCAAGCGTGCCGGTAGACTGAATCGTCCCGGAGAAGTTGACATACGCACCGCCGGCAGCATCTTGGTTCAGCGTCAGGTCAGTGATGTAAGCTTCGCACTGGTGGTAGTACACCGTTCCAATGGATGCGCCAGTGACAGTGGGATTCTGAAAGCGCACGGTGATCTTCGTCTTGTTCACCGTTGCAGTCAGCAGATCCTTATAGCTTACTTGTGAGATAGTCGGAGCCACCTCGCACACTGCATCGAATGAGAATGAGAAGCCCGGATCGCCTACACTTGTCAGCTTGCCGCAGTTGGTTTCGTCTTCGTTCACCGTGACGGTGGAGTTTACGCTTGATGTGCGCAGGCAGACGAGCGTCTTGTAGGATGAGCCGCCGGCTGTGTCGATTTCAATGTTCTGAACCGAACCTTGTATTTGTCCCATTTTCCTTGTTTATTTTTCAATTAATGTCATATCAAAAGTAAGCAATTTCCGAACGAGCCATGCGCTGCCGTCCTGCTCGACAAGGTAGTTGCTCGATGCAAGCACCGGAGCCACGAATTGAAAGTCGGCATCGGTGATGGTGCTATATGGGAAAGTGGTGATCGAGTTCATCACTTCTGCCGCAATGCCATCAGTCACATCGTAGTCGAGCTGCTTGTATTGCTTGCTAACAATGTCAAGTGTTATGGAGCAATCATGGATAAAGATTTGATTGTTCCCAATCTGGGCATGCGTCATGCTGTTGATGTAAACATAATTGTCCGGCAGTGTGACAATGGGCAGTTGAGAATAGACGGTGATCGCTTTGCCGTCATAGGTCAGCGATGCCAGTGCGGCGGCAAATGCCTTGCGGAGTGATGTGCCTGGATTCTTCATCGCTTCTTTTTTACAATGTCGGTTATACGGCGAACAAGTTTGCTCCGTTCAGCCACGAATGATGGCCATAGGAACGGCTGCGGTGCGATGCCGAACTTGTATATCTTACGCGCAATGTTGACGGCGTGGTTTTTATCGCCCTTCTTGATCACCTTCTTCTTCGTTCCCCACTCATAGATTGAGTTCACGAACTGCGTCCAGTTGCCCTTCTTTGGTCGTGCCTTGATGGCAGCGGCTATCGGTAGAATTTCAGCAGGGATTTTGTCATCAAATTTGCCGCGTGTGCCGAACTCAATATACGGCGCGTGATAGGCGTTGGCAAATACCGAGTATTGCAAGGAAGTTATGCGCTCTGTGCCGATGCTATTGCGCAGCTCTGCGAAGTTGGCAGGAGCCTTGCGCTTTGCCGTCAGTGCCATCTTGTTGACGCTGGCCTGCATCTCGGCATCGACCTCCCTGCTCACCTCATTGTCGAGTTGAGCAAGTGCATTGATGACCCCCTGAACTCCTTTGAGCTGCAGGTTCATATCGACACCCTCCGATAATATTGAGCCGCCATCATCGGAAAGTCAACAAGGTTGGCACCTTCATTGCTCAAGTCGATGCCACGGTTCTGGTATGTGTATGCCGTGATGCAGAGGATGTCGTTCTTGATATCGTCAGGAACGGAAATATAGCCGCTTGTGAGCCATATCTCGTAGATTCCGGAGTGATATACCGACATCTGTGCACCATTGGCTCCAAAGGCTCTGTAATCGCTTGTAGAGCATCCGTCAACCATCACCATGTCAATGGACTGAACCGGCCCTGGCAGTTCGTACAGCTCGCCGGCGGTCATCTCAATCGTCAGGTGCAGTTGCCGCGTGCCATAGTTACGGCCGGTGTAGTTCTCATGCCAGATGCGTGCGTTCTTGATGAGCGACCCAATCAAGGTATCATCATCACTGAAAGCTATTTTCATATAGGTCTTTGCCTCGGCCACACTCACCGGCTCGGTCGTGTAGTCCTGCACTATCTCGGTATCTATGAGAAGGTTCATGCTTGTCGTTTATGGTCAGTGATAGACTGACGCATAAAGTTACGAAGTCTCTCCAAGGATGCCATCGGGTCAAGCTCACGGCTGCGAATCTTGGCCGCCTTGCTTGCCTTATCATAGGCTTTTGGCTGAAATAATTTCTCGATCTGGTCAACCCATAGCTTGACTTCTTCCCTATCAAAGTAAAGCCCTGCCTTGCCACAATTCTCCCGAAGTCCAGGAGTACCAGAGCTTATGACCGGGATGCCGCTGCACATCGCCTCCGTGGCCGTCCTGCCCCAAGATTCATATTTTGATGGCATGATAAGGATGCGCGTCTTGGCGTAGACATCTTTGATGGTTGGTGTCTTTGGAAGCACGGTCACGTTTGGTGGTTGGTTAGTGTGCTGACCTTTGTCTGCAGGCTCGGAGTAACTGCCCATCACCCCGATGAACTTGCGATGAGGGAGTGCTTCAGCAATTTGCCGGAGGATGTGGCCGCCCTTGTTCTCGTCCAGGTTGATGAGCGTGATGGCTTCGTTGTACGATGGGTCAACATTGGTGTCGTAGTGCCGCCAATCGCATGGCGGTGTGACCACGATGCTGGGATGGTCGTAGTTGAGCTGTGCTTTTGCCCATTCGCTGTTGTAGATAATGTATTGCGGCGAGTCTGCCCACACGATGCGCTGATATGTGCTGGTATTATGGATGAGGTGGAATAGAGGACGCTTGAACACTTGCGCGATACCAATGCTCCAATCGGTGTAGTCAAGGTGCGTCATGATGGCATCCGACCAGGTCATGAGCCGCTCGATGATCATCTCCTCTGGTGGAAAGACATCAATGCCATCGTAGGTGTACATCGAGTTGATGCGGTAGTGGTTGGCTTGGTGTAGAAGCACCCGCACATCGCCACCATTCGCCTTGATGTCCTTGTTTATCCAGTGCGCCATGTACTCCGCACCACATGTGTGTTGCGGTGGGTAGAGGTGGATGGAGTTTAACAGCTTCATGGCTTGGTGATTTTCACGACCAACATCATGTACCCCATATCATCCTCACGGCCATCTTTGATAATCTCCACGCCCTGCATGCCGATGAAGTCGGTGAAGTGCCAAAGGCTCCGATGTGTCTCCAGCTCATTGCCGTACGCTGCCCCTTGTTCGATCCACACTGCCGGCGTGCTGATGAGCAGGATGCCGCCGGGATTCAGCACATCCCTGACGATCTTGCTGATTACTGCATTGCCTTCATCCTTGTCGAAGTGCTCAAGGACATCGGTCATGAGGATGCAATCATACTTCAAATCAGATGACTGCAAATATTGCTGGATGGTGCAGTGGTGAACCTTGTCATAACAAAGCCAAAGCGGGGAGTGGTAGTCGTAGAAGCCTTCGACCCCAATGATGCAAGTATTGCGGTAATTTTCTTTTACCCCTACATCAAGCCAGTTGCGGATGCCTGCACCATTGATGCCATGCCCTACACCAAGGTCGAGGATGGTCTTTGGGCTGTGCATCAAGACCTGACGCATGATGTCTCTGAACGAGGAGTAGGAGCCGATGGGCATGGTGTGTGTGTTTAGTTGTTAAGCAAAGAAGGGAGTAGAGCGCATGGCTCCACTCCCTTTGTATTTATCAGAGGTCGGATTAGCTCGCGCTTCCGTAGATCGCAGCGGTAGGCTGGAAGGAAAGCAGAGCAACACGGGCTTCGGCGCGGTAGGTCACCAGGTTGCGAACGAAGTCATCTTGGTCGAACTCGGTGGAACGAACGGCCAGACCGGAAGCCTGGGCGATTGCAAACGCATCGGTGTTCATGACATAGATCTTGCCGCTCACGATTTGAGAGTGAGGCACCAGAGGAATCCCAACGATGCGGGTCTCACCTTGTGCGCCGATGGTGATGCCACCCGGAACACCGTAAGAGCCATTTGTCGGCTGGGTCTTCAGGACAGATGCCCACACTGCATGCGTGGTCAGGATTACATTGGGCTGACCGAGGCCGAGTGCCAGGTGCTGCGCAGTGTAGTCGATGATACGCTCGGCAACCGGAGTGGCAGAGGTGCTGCCGGCGGTAGCGGATGCAGTGATGGAGGCCATGAACGAGTTGTTCACACGGCGATTCCAATCTTCGAGCAGGGACTGCGAGAGATAAGCCTGAAGGAAAGGCAGATCCTGAAGCATCTGACGGCTCACCTTGGCATAACCAGCCACGAAGGGAACGGAGGTGTTCACCATCGTCACATCGTAGTCAACCTGGGCCTTCTGGTTGCCTTCGGTCTGCGTACCGAAAGAGCCTTCACCGATGGCAGCATTGCCGCGGGGGAAAGTCACGTTTCCAGTGGCAGTGGGGATGATCCGGAAGATGTTGTACAGATGCGGGCTGAAATAGCTGCGCAGGATCGGGTTGTCAGTGTAGCTGATCTGCGAGGTGCCGGTCAGGTTGTTGGTCAGCGTCATTGTTCCGACATCTTTGGTAGATGCGAAAGCACGCTCATTCTTGATGGCCTCAAAGTTGGCGGCCACGATATCCATGATGCCAGCCTTCAAAGACTTCTGACGGTCACCGCCAAAAGCATCAGCTTCCATTTCAGACTTGATCTTGCCATTGGCAGCGATCAGTCCGTTGATCTTCTCGCGGAGTTCACCGAGAGTTTCGCCCTTCTTCTGGGCATCTTCGTTCAGCTGCGCAACAGTGGCAGCATGCTTAACATCCAGAGCAGCGACTTCTGCGCTCACCTGGGATTTGATTTCAGCGAGCTTCGGATCGAGCGCGCTGACGATGTCTTTTACTTCCATTTTGGTACGATTGTAAAAATTGTTTAGAAATGTTTTAATAGCAAAATATCGAGTGCATTGGCAGCTTTTTGCGCGATTTCATCCGTCCCGACCTTTGGCTCTACCGGTGCCTCATCGGCTGCCGGCTGGCTACTCAAGTCCTCGAAATTTTCGAGCAGTTGGTAAAGCTGTTTGATTTCCAGCATCAGCAGCTCGATGGTTTCATCCGTAGCATCAGTGTGCTTGATGAACTTCTCAAGTTTCTTGATCCTTTCGACCTTGCCGCTCATGCTTTTCAGTCCTAACATGGGAGTGTACTCATTTGCACCCCATGAGGTCAAAGAACTTCCTTCATACAAAACTACGTCATAGAGTTCAGTGGCATCCTTGCCCTTCCTTGATCCCTTAACGTTGAAGCCGATGGAGTGCTCTTTCACGAGGTCACTCTCGACCATCTTGATGAAGTCGCGGCCAAGGTTGTGAGTGCCAATTTGACTCTCGTAGTAGAGGCCGTAGCTATCTTCCTTCAGCTCATTGATCTTGCCCAGCGGTTGCCGTGGGTCATGGTTCAGAAGGTGCTTGATGCGTCCCTTCGGGAACCACTCATTGAGTGACTTTTGGAATGCGCCGGGAACGATGATGTCACCGTCCGAGTCTTTTATGTTGAACGCGCTGAAGTATCCGGTGACGATGCCCTTCTTGGCATCGACATCCTTCACATCCTGCGTCATGCGTTTGTAACCGTAGATCATGCTTGTATTTTTCTCGTCAATCTGCTGCAATTTACGAATTGCCCAATTGATCCCTGCATCGCCTCCCCACGCGTCCCACATGATACCACCGCAACCTTCGCTGTATGGCACATCCTTGTTTTGCTGGTGACGCTTAAAGGATGCCATCCGAGCGATGGTGTCACGGCTGATGCGCTCTCGGTTGGCAAGCTGGTTGGCCCGTGTCCACCCAACCGGTGTGCCGCACGATGACCCATTCTCCTCCTTGTACTTCAGGGCACGCTTGGCGTTGTTGGTGGCTGCCTCTGGGTAGTCGTTGTATGTCTCTTCTTTGTGCATGATGGCATTGACGATGCCCTTCATGTCATCGTCATCGTCATCATCATCGTCATCGTCACCCTCGCTCGCCTCGATGGCAAGGTAGGCTTGATAAGCACGGGTTGCGGCACGTTCGGTGTCGTACACACATTCGCCATCACCGATGCGATATTTTCCGTTACTACATTGTTCGACTGGCATTGCTATCGTCTTTTTGGTATTAGCCTTCCTTGTGCATCCCGCTTGTTTTCAAAGCCGAGAACACATCTGCAATTTATCGTAAAAGCGGCAGGAGCAGCCGGGTCGAGTGGGTAGTCAGCCGATGCCGTGATGCCATTCGTCCTGCCAAGTTGGGTGAATGGCTGATCGAGCTCAACCACTCTGCCATCGAGCTGCGCATGGTCGTACTGATCCTTTTCGCTGAACCGGCGTGTCCGGAAGTCCATCACGCTGATCCACTCCTTTGTCACCTCGTAATCTTGTAGCCTTGCGGCCTCGATGGCGGCAAGATTGGCCGCTCGATTGCTCTCCGTTCGGGTGATGGTGAGTGCCCTTGCCGTAGATGCCACTTCCGGAGTGATGCGCCGGGCAATCTCTGCAAAGCCCCACCGCTCTGCGGTGCTTTGCACAAGGATGTTCAGGATCCGATCTTTCGTAGTTTGCTCGATGAGTGAGAGAAGATCGAGTGCCTGCTTTGTCAGAAGTTCGGTGATGGTCAGCAAAAAGTTAGCGTTGAAGAAGGATACCTTCTGTCCACGTTTTAATTGCTGATTTGTCAGCCGCCCGAACTCCATCGCCACCGACTTGTGCAGCTTGTTGATGACATTCAGAAGGTTCTCATCCAGAAGAGTGAATTGCTGAAAAGCACGGTCAAAGCCTACCTCTTCAGCCTTGGCAATGAACTGCTCGGCTTGCTTGGTAAGAGCACGCTGAACCTTGGGCAAGCCTTCATCCTCATGCTTCTTTAGCAGTTGGTGCCACCGTCTCCAGTACGATCTTCTTTGCCGTGATGTCATGTATCAGTCTTGTCCGGTATGCTTCTCTGGCCGCGTCCCTCATCCTCTTCTCCGTTATACAACCACGCTCCGTTGGCAGCTTCGGAAAGCGTGCCATGACGAGCGTGTGGATGATATGCAATTCATCTGCGCTCATATCTCTCCGAGCATGTCTTCCCCGCTCAAATCGCTTGCAGCCTGGTCGATGGGGATGAGGCCCTGCGCAATGTACGCGGCATCGTATGCCCCACCCTTCGGCTCATAGTTCATCGCCACGCGCTTCTCATCGTATGTCAGCCAATCCGCAGACCGCAGGCCGTTCACCATCTTCTCCATGTCCCTTTGCAGTTCAGGGAGAGCCATGATGTCGAAGTCGATGAACACATTGCGGTCACCCATCCTCGGCACCAGCCACTTGTTCAGCTCATCCCTTAACTGCGCACACATCGGCACGATGGTGTTGGTGACGAGGTCACGGAGTGCGTTTTGGTAATTGTTGTCGGCCATGTTGTCAGCGGAGAAGAGAACCACCGGCATGCTGAACACCCGGCACCATTGCTCAAGGCTAAACTTCATCGTGTCGATGAGAGCCATCTCGGATGAGGTCAGCCCGAAGTTCAGGAACTCCCACGGTGTCTGGAGCATGGCAACCTGACCGTAGCGGTCATTGTTGTTGACCCGGTCTGCCAATGCCCGTTGCATGTTGGCGGCGGTCTTCTCATCCACAAGCGGGATCTGGTTGCCCACTGCTTTTGGCACCAGTGCGCCCTTCGCACCTCCATTTGCCATCAGCTTGGCAGCTGCCTTCTGGCTCTCCACGCCCATGAGGTAGTTGTTCCAGGCTGCTTGAATTGGAGAGACCCCACGAAGGTGGGGACGGGTGACGGAGTCGAATTTCGGGTTCCAGCTCTTCCATTGCAGGATATCCGACTTCTGGAGTGCGATGTTGCCATTCCCAGAAGTCAGGAGCCATCCAAGCACTCCGAAAAGGTCATTCGGGTCAGATACAAGATCCATGAACTGGCTGGGCATAACCAGCAGCTCGGTGAATTCACCCTCGTCAATGTTGCCATCGTTACCCCAGATGAATCCTTCACCGGTCAGGAAGCGCATGCCGAAGAGCTGCTCGAAGAACTGGTCTTGGCCTTGGTATCCGTTCGGGTTCTTCAGGATGTTTGCGACCGCGGAGTCCTCAACGATCATGCTTTCATCGTACGCAGCCTTGCGCTCCTGAATGGCGCGGTCAAGCGCACCCGGATTGCCGAGGCCTTTCGTCAGGTGCTTATATCTCTCAAGGCTTACCCGTGCCTTTGTGCCGGTTTTCTTTTCGTACACATACCACGGGATGCTCGCCGCCTTGCGAGCAAGGAAGCTCACAATGGCATAGACATCAGCGTTATCTTGGTACGCATCGGTGTACTTCTGCGCATCGAATTGCTGAAGGATTTGCCCCTGGTTCATGGGCATAAACGCATATTGCATCGATGCCGGGTTTAACCCCTTCTTCCTGAAAATTCTGTCGATTATGCTCATATCACTCCCCAGGTGAGCCTGGGCTGTTTTAGTTTCGTGAACACTGCGTATCTCATCGCGTCAACCAAGTGGTCATCCATCTTCACCGGTTCTTTGTCAATCACCTTGCCGTTCATGTCCGTTTTCCACTTGTATTTTTTCAATTCGTGAATAAGGTTATGGCTGCTCGATGTCACGAACAAAGGTAACGACTTCACCTTCATGATGCCGGCATACACATCCTTGTCGGCAGGCTTCACATTCAGCCCCTGCCGGTAAAGTTCCTCGATGGTCTTTGGTTCTGCGGCATCGCAGTAGATCTCACTGTATGGGTCAGGTACCTTATCCGGGATGATGGTGGTCAGTTCGCCCGTGGTTATGCCGCTCTCGTAGTACACTTCATGCACATACAAGGCATCATCTGCCAGCGTGACCCGCACCATTGCAGTTGGGTTGCGGAAGCCGAAGTCAAGGCCGTAGAAGACTTCACCTTGCGGCACATTGTCCACAAGCTTCCAGTGAGTATAGATCTGCTCTTGGCTTGCACCCCTTTCCCCCAATC